AAATACACCTGCCATTTCCAGAAGTCTCCAGATAAATCTGCGACCCCTCTTGCTGCTCATGAGCCACTTGATATCCGATTCCTCGTTTTGTCGGTCAATTCTTTCTACAGACTTTTTATTGTCTTTAGTTTTTTGTTGACCTTTTAAATCGAGTGGATTATATTCGCTCATGCTCCAATATATCGAGTTATAACAAGATTACGGTCACACCTAACCGCCATATAATTTTTTTGCCATCTCTTCTTTGCTAGTTCTTTTAGCTTGTTTAAATGCTTTGTCTGTTGGCGCACCTTTTTCACCTTTTTTACGCATACGTTCACCAGATCCTCTTTTAATACGTTCACGTTTCTTGTGTATGTTTTCGTATAAACTCATTTGTTGTTACCTCCATACAATATTCTTGTAATTCTATCCATAGGATTTTCATCTTTTTTATTCTTTACTTTTTTCTTGTTTCTTTCTTCTATCATTTTTTTATATCGCATTCTAAAATCGGCTGTCATATTGCCGTAATTAAAATTGTCGGGTGTTTTTTCTGCCATAATAAGCTCCTATGCTAAATAAGTTGAGGTTTCTGCAACAGGTGTTGCTTTTGGTGTAGGTGCTGGACGGTCACCATACAAACTTTCTGCCTGATCATTACTTTTATCAAAAGGTTCTATACCCATTGCTGTTATTTGTAGCTCTACATTTTGCTCTACGCCATCCTGTTCTTTACTTTCTCTAACAGTTTTGACATATGCAAATGCCTTAATCATCATTTCGCTACCAGCTTCTGGTAATTTTTCTATACCTAACTTTTCTAGTTCTTCTCTACCTAACGATATGCACAAACCATAACTATACATAGGTTGGTCATACATTTCCTCGCTATCAATAGGCTGTGGGTCTTTTTGTAAATCAATTAAATCCATTTATACCTCCAATGGTGATGGTGAATTGTAGCCACTAAACTGATTCATAAGATCCATGGCATTACCTGCATCTACTTTACCAATTTTTGCCATATTTTCAGCAGCTTGATTTGCTTGTTCTTGTTGTGCCATTGCTTGTTGTGCTTCTGCTCTTGCTTTGCGTACCTTTGCAACCTGTTGACCGGGAACTATTAACGATGGATCAACACCCAACATATCAGCATAACCATCTGCCCATGCATCGGAATCAAATTTATCCAATACATCTGGTTTCATTTGGGCAACTAAACCCATACTATTTACATATCTGTCTACACTGTTTGTTCCTATCGCACGTTGTGCTTGAGCTAACATTGATACAAACTCTACATTTAATTCCATTCCCTGCAATTCTGGAGGAGCAGGTGGTATCAGGTCATTTTCTACCATTCTGTTGAAAGTAATATCAATCAATGGGTCTAACAATTCGTTATGTAACCTTTCTAAAACAGGCCCTAACATTAATAATTTTTCTTCGTGACGTTCTGCTACCTCTGTTGCTGTCATCCTTGTATCAGTAGCATTTGCCAACATAAGAAACAAATCAGCATAAAAACTACCATTAATACGTTGTCTAACGTCTTGTATATCTGCTAATAAATGATTTAAATTTAAATTTACGTTAAATGCTGTTTCAATTTTGCCTTGTTGACCATCAATAAACGTAACTCCACCGGGCAAACTATCCACATCTCTGTTTTTCATGTAGCTAGGTACTTGTAATGGTGGCTTTGTTTGGTAATCAATGCCTTGTGCTTTGCGTAATTGCTCGTGTTGTAACTGTTTTATGTCACCTAATGCTTCCATGCCGGGTGAATTGCCATAGATATCGCCACCTGCAACACCCCATCTTGGCACAACTGCTGGAAATTCTTTGTATCCACTTTCTCGTAACACTTGATCGCCATCACCACCTTGCTCAAAATAACAAGATTTGTATGCCATGTTGGTATTATCTTTTTTACTAAAGTCACGCTCTCTATCATCTCTTGGTTCTATTGCATGAATGACCGTTATGTAAGTATCTAGGTTACCTCTGTCGAACAGATTTTTAACGGACGTTGAACATTTCTTATATCCAAACTCTCTTACAAGTTCTCCTACAGTTTTTTGAAATTCTCTATACAAAGTATTGACTCTGCCCTGGTAATCAGTAGCAATTGCATATTCTCCTACTGTTACAGGGTAATGATGTATCGCAGTTTTAGTGTCAGGCAAAATAATTGACCCAGCCGTACCAAATGCACCTAATTCTTCATACATACTGTGTAATGTTCGGTATGTATTGGACTTAGTAAACACCAATTGCATACGTTCTGTTACATCATTAAGCCATAATTTAACAGGTGCAAATTTATTTAACTCTGGATCAGCCGTTGCTAATCTAAACCAAGGTCTTGCAGGGGATGTCGCACCTGCCATCATGCCAGCACCTAGTGTTCTTAACGCTCTTGTACCAGTATTGTCATATATCGAGTTATGTCTTCTATGGCCTTTGTTTCTGTCCTGTACAAAATAACGTCCGTTTCTCGGTAATAAATATGTTGTCACTTCTTGCCAATGTGACCACCAAGTAGCCCTTTCTGATCTAAGGTGTCCCCACCTTGTCAGTAGTTTTTCTCTCTTGGTTTTCATAAATCAACCACCTAATAGTGTGTTTTTGCTTGTATCTAATTCTTCTGGATTAACACCCATGCTTCCAGTTAATAAAGTACCTGATGCTCCTTGTTTAGTTGACAACTTACTAGCATCTAATGCACTTTCAACATCAACATTTTGTCTGTTTGCTCTATTGTATTCCATCTCTGCCCTTTCTTTTTCTTCTTCAGCACGAGTTAAAGCTTGTTCATTAGCTCTTCGTTGCTGTTCCAACTGTTTCTTTTGTATTTTTCTCTGCTCGTTTGCTGCACTCACAGAAGCAATAGTAGTTCCTATTGCTGCAATTGCTCCTACAACTGCCATGTCATAACTCCTTGGAATAAATAATGTCTTGTACACCGTAGTTGATTCTCGGCAACAAAGCTGACAAAGTGGTGTTTTCTTTGGCGTGCCATAGCATTAGTTTGCATCCGAGTGATGTTGCGTGACTTTCTGTCTCTCTAATCAACTTAATACCGATTCTTCCTCCCCTATGTTCTTTGCTGATAAACAACAAATCATTTTGGGCTATACGAAGATCAGCATAATGTAAATGATTAGTGACAAAGTTAACAGAATAACCAATCAAAACATCAGCTTGCCTTGCTGACAAAATGAAAATTTGACCTGCGTCTTCCATTTTGCGATAAGTCAATTCATCTGGTTTTAGCTTCATCACCTGCTTGTTACGAGCAATCTCTTCGTAATGCTCTTCAAACAGGATTGATGCTTCAGCCAGCATCTCATCAACTGTGGCTAGTTTAATGTCAATCATTAACTACTCCACATTTATCAAGAATAACGGCTATATCGCCAGTTACGGTCACACCATCCATAGAAAAATACTTGGTCTTACAATCAAATATTATATGTACTCTGTCTGTCATGCCAACATTGTCCGCTGTATGTACTTTTTTGTGGTTAAACCACCAAACCTCACCTGCCTCAAATTTTTGCTTCTGATCTCCGCAAGTTTGGCTACACCATTCGTTAGTTTTTAACACTATATGAAATCTTGAATAGTGATCTGCATACAATCCTTGGTCATTATGTTTGGTCACATGGCCACTAGGTTTAAGATTGACAATCAATACTCTGCCCATCTCTTTAACTTCTAATTTTTCTAATATTGGTCGCATCAATGGAACAAGTGCTGGCTGTAAATAATCCATGCATGGGTAGTCGTATGATCCTAGATCGTGCATGACGTAGTACAAACTCATCTTTAATGGCCCTCTAACGTATATGCACTCGGTATCTTTGTGTGGTGAGTTAGTTACTTTTTGTCGTGCTGTTATTTCTGTCCATAATTCTGGTTTATCGTCTAATAATTTAAGCAATGGCTCTACATCTAAACCATGTGCTACACGAACAAAGTTAGAGTCTGCTGTATGGGTCATATTCCGTCTTACCTGTAGATTCTTTACGTCTTTTGATGTATATATCCTCTGGCACTTTCTTGGCTACTGGCAGGGCAAACGTTAGTGCTAGTGCATCAGCCAAATCTGGTGACCCTGCTCCTTGCAATCTTTTCTTTATTTGATCCTTACTTTCCAATACACGTCTACCTACATTGTCGTACCAATATATCGGTGTAGCTAGTTCTTGTTTGAGAGCTATATCGTTTGGTATTGCACCACCATCTTCTATCCACTCTTTCATTAACCACCACATCTCACTTCTACGATTGATGTATTGCTGTTGTTTGAGTGCCTTGCCACCAAATGGCACTTCAATTACGTCATATGACAACTGCCTTAGTCTGTCGATTACACCACTACCAGCACCTGCATCACAAAACACAGCATCTGGGTTATGTTCCTCGATCAGGTTGGCAACTCTGGCTGCTAGTTCCATGTTATCTATACCTCGATATACAACAGGCTTAAATGCTTGCTTACCTTGGCGTCTAAACACTACAGATCTGTCATCTCCAAATCGTGCTGGGTCAATACCAAGGATTACTGGGAACAGTTTGACATGATCACTCTGGTAAATACGTTTGGCTGCGTCTTCGGTATCTGCCAATGCAATTAACTGGTCATCACCCTGGGCAGAGAAGTCACATAGATATTCCCTAGCAAATGATGTCTCACTCATATCACGTTTAAGACGAGTCACTTCATCAGGATGCAAGCTATCTGTATCAAATACCGTGTACCTTGATGCCGTCCATCCGTCCTCGTCTATGGCCTTGTAATACAACTCAGAAAACAAGTTGATGCCACTAGGTGTACCGATAAATATCGACCAACCAAGACGGTCTGATAGTGCAGGTTGAACTATGTCTGTCCATAGCTCGTTCTTTAACTGGGCAACCTCATCCATGACTATGCCGTCTAGACGTAATCCACGCATGGCATCTGGATTGTCTCCACCAAACAATCTAATAATCGCTCCATTATGTTTAAACCTGACCGATAATTCACCTTCGTTTATCTCGATTACAGACGTTCTACGCAATGGTTCTATCTTTTGCTTTAGTCTTGCCCATGCAATCGCTTTTGCCTGTCTCAGAAACGGTGCAACATAGACAAACATGGCTAGTTCCTTGTCTGTCTTCATGGCCTTATCAATTAGCTCCATAATGGCCAGTTCTGTCTTACCAGATCGTCTATGTAATGCGTAAACACTAAACCTTCGTTTCTTTAAATGGCATTCTCTCTGCCAAGTCCGAGGTGTGTAGTCTAGTTTGATTAACGGTTGCTTCACGTCTGTGGAACACCTGTTGAAATGTTCAGAGATATACTTCCACCTGCTTCAACTCCTACTTTCTCTCCATACTTTTTAGGATTCCATTTAGCCAATAGCTTTAGTCTTGCTTCTACTCTGTTCTTCTGTTGCTGTACATACGCTGGATCAAGCCTTGTATTGCCCTCAGAACCGCAAAGAACCGCAGGTGCATCTATTATCTCCAAACATTCTTCCGCAATAGCATCAGCACCCATATCTCGTGCGTGTGCGAAGCGTGCGATAAAGTCTCCTTCATCTTTTTCCAACCAGTTATAAATAGTTCTCCAATTAGGCTTATTTTTTTGACGGCAATATGAACGTAAAGTATTACCATGAGCAATCCATTCTATTATTTCATTAACAATTACAGGATCAGGTTTAGTAGAAGGTCTACCTAACTTGGATTGTTTTGTAGCGAGTTGGATAGGAGACTCTTTTTTCATAACGGCAAATTTGAGCTATATAACCACGAGAGATACCAAACATCATGGAAAGGCAACCATAACCAATACCATAGTCTTCGTGTAGTTCTCGTAGTGCATCTACAATCACCTGAGTTATCTGAGGATTATGATTTGGATGATCTTCAGCTACTCGATGACCAGAATCAGAAACACCAACAACTTTAGTCTTGGTTCTAAATGCTGTTAGTGTCATCAAAAAAATAAATAAAATTAAATACAATATAGAGAAATGTAGAGTAAATCGCAATA